GCGTGAAGAAATGGAATACGACCGCGCCCGTGATCCTGATAAGTTTAAGCATGTCTGGCTGGGCGCTTATGTAAGCAATAGCGAAAGCAGGGTATTCAAGAACTGGTCGATAGACGAGTTTGAAGCGCCAGCAGATGCAGTCCATCGGTTCGGTGCTGACTGGGGCTTTGCCATTGACCCGACTGTTCTGGTTCGGTGTCATATTATTGGGCGCAAGCTGTATATTGATTATGAGGCGTACCGCGTCGGCTGTGAGATCATGGACACGCCGGAATTGTTTATGTCTGTACCAGAGGCTGAGAAGTGGCCGATTACTGCTGACAGCGCCAGACCGGAAACAATCAGCCATGTGCGTAATAACGGATTTCCCAAGATCAGCGCAGCAGTGAAGGGCCCGAAATCGGTTGAGGATGGCATTGAGTGGTTGAAGTCTTTCGACATTGTGGTTCATCCACGGTGCGAGCATACTATTAACGAATTGACAATGTATTCTTATAAAACTGACGCCTTGACAGGTAAGATTTTACCAATCTTGGAAGATAAACAAAACCATGTTATTGATGCGCTTCGGTATGCCTGCGAGGGCGCAAGGCGTGCAAGTAAAGTTAAGAAACGTGTGGCAGTCATGCCGGGCGGTATTTCAATGCCAATGGCGAGGTGAAGATGGCTCGAAAAACAAAAACTGAACGTCTGCGCGATGTTCACGCCGATGCCATGAAACAATTCGCAACAATACAAACCAACAGCATCGACGAACGCGCCCAGTGTTTAGCTGATCGGCGTTTCTATTCTATTGCTGGTGCGCAGTGGGAAGGCGCACTGAGCGAGCAGTTTGAAAACCGACCAAAGCTAGAGGTGAACAAAGTTCATCTGGGTGTGATGCGGATTATCAACGAGTACCGTAATAACCGGATTACGGTTGATTTTGTGCCTAAAGACGGTGCAACGGATGATGATTTAGCAGACACTTGTGATGGTTTGTACCGCGCAGACGAGCAGGATAGTTGCGCTGATGAGGCTTATGACAATGCTTTCGAAGAAGCCGTGGGTGGTGGATTTGGAGCATGGAGATTAAGAACTGAGTACGAAGATCCTGAAGACGATGACGACGAGCGCCAGCGCATTCGAATTGAACCGATTTACGACGCTGACAAATTTGTTTTTTTCGACCAGAACGCAAAAAGACAAGACAAATCGGACGCGGCTTTTTGCTTTGTTCTTACGGCGATGACGCCAGAGGCTTTCGCTGACGAGTACGGCGAAGAGCAATCACCTGCAAGCATTTCTGGTAACATCGATATGTTGGAGTTTGACTGGCAAACGCCGGATGTTGTTTACGTTGCGGAATATTACCGTGTTGAGCAGTCAACAGAGGTTATTCGTGTATTCGAGATGCTTGATGGTTCGGAAGAGCGTTACAATGAGCGTGATTTTGAGGAAGATGAAAACCTAGAAAGAATGCTGGCCGCTACGGGCGCGACAGAAGTACGTCAGAAGCGTGTAAAGCGGCGCAAGGTTCACAAGTACATTATTGATGGTCAGCGTGTCCTGGAAGATCTGGGCTTCATTGCAGGCACAGAGATCCCGATTATTCCTGTTTATGGCAAGCGTTGGTTCATTGATAATCGTGAGCGCATGATGGGCCACGTTCGGATGGTGAAGGATGCACAACGGCTGAAGAATATGCAGCTCAGTCGTTTGGCTGAAATCAGCGCATACAGCACTGTCGAGAAGCCTGTTTTCAGCCCGGAGCAAGTGGCTGGCTTCGAGATCATGTGGCAAGAGGATAATGTTAAGAACTATCCTTACCTGCTTGTTAATCCAATCACGAACGCTGACGGTAGCGAACAGTTAGCGGGTGCTGCTGATTACACTAGAGCGCCACAGATACCGCCAGCAATGGCTGCGCTTCTACAGATCACCGAAGTTGATATGCAGGACTTGTTGGGCAAGCAAGAGGCTGGCGAGGATATGCAGCCTAATTTGTCGGGCAAAGCTGTAGAGTTGATTCAGAACCGCCTCGATCAGCAAAACTTCATCTACATGAGCAACATGGCAAAGGCTATCAAACGGTCTGGTGAGGTGTGGTTAGCGATGTCGCGTGACATCATGGTTGAAGAAAAGCGCACCATGAAGTCAATCGCCACCACAGGAGAAATCAGTAGTGTTCAGCTATCGGTTCCTGTGCTGGATAGTAAGACGGGTCTGCTTGAGACGAAAAACGATATGAGCCGGGCTAAGTTCGATGTGGCTGTGGATGTTGGCCCAACATCATCGAGCAAGAGAGCGGCGACGGTGCGTAGTCTTACTGGCATGATGCAGCTTACATCTGATCCTGAGACGCAGAGTATTTTGACCAGCATGGCGCTGATGAATATGGAAGGTGAAGGTCTTTCAGAGGCTCGTAAGTTCTTCAGGAAGCGTCTGGTTGGCATGGGTGTTGTTGAGCCTACAGAAGAAGAAATGCAGCAAATGCAGGAAGCGGCTCAAGGTCAGCAGCCAAACCCGAATGATATGTATTTGCAGGCAGCGGCGGCGGAGGCGGAAGCTAAAGCTGGTAAGGCGCAGGCAGACACTGCGCATACGCTTGCCAAGACACAAGAGACAGAGGCGAAGACGGCGGAGATCCTTGCGGGGATTGATAGCCAGGCGCGGAATGACGCGCTGAAAGTCGCCAAAGAGATGCGGGAGCCGGTAGACCGCCAAATACTACCGAGAAGTAATAGGAACTTTTAATGCTAGAAGAAACGGCAGAAAACGCTGAATTAATCATTGACGAAGAGATTGTCGAAGAAGTTGAGGCTGTAACAGAAGCGGAAGTTGACGAACCAGAAGCGGAAGTTGCGGAGCCAGCAGAAGAAGATGATGATCCAGAAGTCATTGTGACGTTTGGTGATGAGGAGTCGCCGTCCTCAGAAGAAGCTGAGATAGAGTCAGAATCGAAATTGCTTAACTCGTTGCGGAAGAAGAACCGCAAGGACGTGAAGCGGGTTCGTGAGCTAGAGAAACGCCTTGCAGAGCTAGAGAAGGTTGAAAAGCCTGAACTAGGCGCAAAGCCAACACTTGAAGCTCATGAGTATGATGCTGCCGCTTTCGAAAAGGCTTTAGAAGACTGGTATGAGCGCAAACGTGAGCATGACGCGGAAAACGCCGAAGCTGAGAAAAAGCAACAACGCTTCAATGATCAGTATCAAGAGAAGTTAGACAATTACGCGGAAGCAAAGGCCAAGCTGAAAGTCAAAGACTTTGAAGATAGTGAAGAAGCGGTTTTGGATGCGTTTGATGTTACTAAGCAGTCTGTGGTTGTGCGTTGGGCAGAAAACCCCAGTGCGCTCGTATACGCATTAGGAAAGAATCCGAAAAAACTTAATGAGCTTGCCCAGATAGATGACATGATGGGTTTTGCTTTCGCGGTCGCTCGCATGGAGAAGCAGTTGAAAGTCACACCTCGTAAACCAGCAGCAGCGCCAGAAAAGACGGTTAGCGGTAGTGCTTCGTCGGCTGGTTCTAATGCTACTCTTGAAAAGCTACGTTCTGAGGCAGAGCGAACAGGCGATTTCTCTAAAGTTATGGCCTACAAGCGACAGCTTCGGAATTCTAAATAATAAAGGAACTCGTTATGGCTAACGCCTTTAACAAAGAAGAGCGCGTTGCGTTTGAGGACATTCTCGAAGGCTTCAACGATGCGCTTGTATTGAGCAACTCAGTCAGCATTTACAACACTGACCAGACCATGATGGAGCGCACTAGCAACACCATCCAGCGTCCGATGCCTTATATCTCTCGCTCTTACAGCGGCACAGATATGTCATCAAACTTTGGCGATTACACCCAGCTTTCAGTCCCGGCGACAATTGGCTTCTCGAAGTCTGTCCCTTGGAAACTATCAGCTACGGACCTTCGCGATCTGCTGCAAGAAAAGCGTCTTGGTGAGTCTGCTTATAAAAAGCTGGCTTCTGATATTAACGTATCAGTAACTAATGTTGCATCGAATCAGGGAACACTTGTTGTAACTCGTTCTGGTGCTGCATCTGGTTTTGATGATGTTGCAGAGTGTGACGCGATCATGAATGAGCAAGGCATCCCAATGGATGACCGTTATCTTGCGCTTTCTACTCGTGACTATAACGGCATGGCGGCTAATCTGTCGCAAGCAAGCCGTTCGTTCAACAATGCAAAGTCTGTTTCGGCTTATGAGCGTGCGCTTGTCGGTGATGTGGCTGGTTTCGAAACACTGAAGCTAGATTATGCTAACCGGATCAATCCGGCTGGTGGTGGTGGTTCAATCACCATTAACACAACAACAACTAATGGTCAGCACCACACACCGAAAGCAACATCGACTGCGGCGACTGGTGAAGTCAATAAC